TCAAATTCTACTGGTATAAAACTATCGGCCAATACATATTCAACCTTATTTTCACCCAACGGCTTAATAATAAAAGAACCTAACGCAAGCCCACTTTGTAGGTTTTCGTTTAGGTCCTCTATTGCTGATTCATATATATCGTGCAGTTTTCTATTTGTAACCTTGGAAGTCATTTCATTCAAACATACATTAGCGAACTCTCTAGTGATGCCTTGCTCTAGCCTTAAGGAATATATAGAGTCATTATCTACCCATTCAGCTTTACCCTTTAGCATATTGGCCCATTCTTCAATTTTATCAACCATTGCTGCTGAAATAGCAACGTCACTTCCTATGGCTTGTTTTACGTTCTTTACTGGGAACATTCTTTTTATCACTTCCTTTACGAATTTGATTATATTTTCAAACACCTAATCACCGCCTTTATTGTCCTCGTTTCTTCCAAATAGATTCAGTTGCATATCTTACAGCATCTATAACGTGATCGTTACCATCTGGATATCCTGATATTACATTACCTTCTTTATCTCGATCATACTCGTAATTAAGAAACTCTTGCACTGCCTCAGGACAACGCACATTATCGATAATGATTTCCTTTAATGACTGCAGCCACTTATATGAATACTTCCGACTATCAGGTCCTTTTATCGCAGATCTTGCTAGCAATCCATAATTTCTGTAATCTCCTACTGATTTATTCTCTGAACTATCGCACGTTATAAGGTCATTTGCAGTAATCCCTAATTCAAGGAGTTTATCTGCAGTTTCTCTATTAGACTGTTTATTACTGGTATATTCCTGCCAAATATAAAGTCTATGTTGAGCAGGTTCATATTGTAGCCTAACAAATGAATATAGGTCAGGGTAAAAGCCCCAATCGACACCGTTGTATATGCGGTCAAATTGTTTAATCTCATCATCTGTAATAGCTCTTACAATAACATTATCAAATACAGCTCCACCAGTCCCATTTGCAATACCCATATATTCGTTTTCGTATGCAGTAGGATTAACCTCTTTAAGGAAGTCCGCTTCATCAAGGAAAGGCTTTCCTAGCCATTGCCTAGGAACATCTAAATATGTTGACCAGGTTACTAATCTACTTGCTTTCGGTATCTTAATATACTTATTTGCCCAGTTATTAGCTGATTTAGGAGGGTTGAATGACTTAAATATATAAGCTAATTCACCACCACGAATAACGGACTGTTCTATCTTTCTAACCGCTTCTTCTCCGGCAAACTGATCTAATTCTTCCAACCATAGAATTCCGATATAGCCAAAGGGTACCTTTATTGATTTAATCTTACCTGGATCATCAGCTCCACGGAAGTATATCTTTTGACCGGTGCTCTTTCGTGTAATCTCCAAAGGACTTACAGTACAATAAAATTCATCTTGTAATCCCAATGCATCTATTGCCCATTGTATCTGAGCATATACGGACGTTCTAAGAGTGTCAGCAACTTGTCTTCCAACTAATGCATGGATACCGTCATTCTTCATCAACAGATCTATTACCTGTTCACTAATAAATGATGATTTAGTAGAACCACGACCACCAGGGAAAACATATTCTCTATGATCTTTATTATCGATATCAAAAACTACTGGAGCAAATGCAGGAGCTATCATTGTGGAAGGTGTTCCTCTGTATATAATACCTGTTGCCTTGTCGTCTGGCTCTAGCTTCTTACATTCTAATTCATACTTCTTCTTATCAAATTCTATCCTGTGCTTATCCATAGGATTAATTAAGAAATATTTATCTAACCAATCCAAAGACTTATACTTATCAGCAAGTTTGATTGATATACCATCCCTACCTTGCTTGACCTCTTGAATGAGCTGCGTATCTATTTCAGATGATTCTTTAAGGTCCACATAATTTATATTGTATGTATGCTTTATATCCTCGCCATCTGTCTCTTCTATTGCCTTTATCCCAAAACTGAGGTAATTACCTATGTCAGAGAAAGCTATTCGCATATGGTATTCAAGTAGATCACTTTCATTAGCAACTATCTGTTGACGCTTCAATTCGTTTAGTCGTTGGATTTCTGACTTTACACAAGGTTTTACAAGGAGCTTATATCCTTCTGAATTTGCTACATCATAACTACACTGGTAAGCCTTCTGATAACTTTGGGTAGCATTAAATATCTTACTGTAATATATACAAAAAAGCCTTTGTTCGTGGGTAAGGTTCTCGTTTAACATAGTTTCCTTAGTCCCATCATCAAAGACTTTCTTTTTAACCTTATTCATTTGTTTGGAACGTTCCGTATCTGATTGGAACGTTCCGTTCAACTTCTGTTCCCATTTATCTTTAGACTTCCACCCTCGCACTGATCCAGGAGAAGTATTTAGTTGACTAGCTATCTCAACTAAATCTATGTTGCCATTATGTTGCATATATATGTCATATGCTTTGTCTCTATTTGGGTCTCTAGCTCTTGCCAACCGTCACCACCTCTCATTCGTCGGTTTTGTTATATAAAAAAGCACCCCTAAGGATGCCCTTAACAATCTATTTATTCTTTAACTTTTTGAACATTTCCATAGATTCTTTTACGAGATTGTTTGATACATTAACATCTAGTATGTCACAATCTTTTTCAATAAAATCAAGTTCTGCCAATGTTATTACAGTTGTTTTTATAAATGATATTCTTAAGTATTCATTAATCATTGGTGTTTCTTGAAGAAAGATCATTTTGTCTTTCAAATCACCATTCTCAGTTAATCTTTTAATTAATTGGTTATCTTCAGATGCCATGGCAAATTGAGAATTTATCATTAATTTCTTAAACAGTTCGCTTAGTTTTATTTTATCACTCATTTATATCACCTCCCCTTTACTACAAATACTACCACTATATTCCATAATTAGCAATATGGAAACAACCGGTTGAATTTTAACATTTTGTTGTATAAAAATAGTCCTAAACCAAAGTTAAGGACTGTAATGAAATACATATTAAACTTACTGAATAAAATTAAACATTCTATCCAATAATAATATTATGGTTCTATAACACGCTCAATAAATATAGTGCGAGACCAGCGCCATCATTTTGGTTATATTTATTTCCTAACATAATAGCAATTAATCTATAAAGTCTTTTAGTAAGGATGTAGCTAGTCAAATTATTGTATCTATTCCCAATCAACATATTATTTACTGTTGGAAATAATTAATACTTACTTTTTATTATCCTCTTGATGCATATAATATATTACTTAATTATTTAGTTTTTCTTATTTTTTCCCCCAAATGTCTTCTAGATATACATTCGTAAATATGCCCAAGCTTTTTTTCAAAATCAATGTAAAACAAAACATAATTATCATTTGACATTTTATCAGTTAGAACCAATAGGTCTTCTAATTCCTGTATTATTGTGATTAATTGTTCATAAAATAGGTGGTCATTATACTTAAAGAAAATCGAATCTTCTCTTACCAGTCGTAATACGTCAATAATTTTTTCTGTTCCACTCAACCTTTCTTCACTGTAGCGAATATACATTCTTGCCTTGGGTATCTCCTTCATTAAATACACACTGTATATTTCTTTATAGTAGTCTGAGATTAAGCTGACTTTGTTAAATTTAATATTATTACAATATTCAAAAATTGGAATTCCAATTGAAATAATAATTGCTGCTATTGATAATATTATTGATACCTCCATTTATACTTCCCCCTCGTCTTATGAAAATAAATCTCTTAATACTTCCTCTTCCAATTCCTTTTTTTTAGTAATTAATTTAATTTTAGTATCAATCCCATTAAATCCTATTTCATTAATAATTTCAGTGAAAAAGCCTTGTGTAAAGGACGATGCGATTTTCTCTATATTTTCAGGGAAACAAATGATATTTATTTTTGAAAAATCTATTTTATCTTTAACTTGTTCTTTATATACCGATTTTCCATACGGATTTCCAGCTAACCTAGTAGTCATTTTGTCAAATTTTAAATCAATTTTATTCTCCATTTATTTTTTCTCCTTTCATAACAAAGTTAAGATTGTATGCCGTCCCAGGCATATTAATCAAGCATTCTGTTACAACACCATTCTCGGGAATGTTGCTAAAATAATCATTTTGTTCATTAAATCCTATCCATTGGTCACTATTAAATTCTAACATTTCTTGATAAAAATTTAATGCTCTATCTCCACTTATCACATAACATCTATGTGCTTCTGACCTCTCTTCTAAAGATTTAACTAATTGAGTTAATCCTGTTCCTCCTGTTGATTCGTATTTTTGTCGTCCAGATATTTTATGTTGGAATGCAGTAATGTTATAAAAATCTTCTTTTTTGTACTCATCATTAAATTGTTTCTTATGAAAATCATATGCATTATATACCTTTTTATACCTTTCTGTTTCACAATCAGATTTCAAAGATACTTTCTTTTTAATATCATTACCTAATAATGTCTCCGAAAAATTTACCACAACAATATTAATTCCATAATAATAATTATCTTCATCAATAACATTATTCGTAGATTTATTATACCCAGAGGAAACATCTATATCAACCAAACAATCAGAACCTGCATGTTCGCAAGCATTCCCAACTAACTCTGCAACTACCTCTGAAATATCATCTCTACACTGTTCGTCAACACTGAATATCTTTAAAAAAGAATCTACCTCCTGGTATAAAAGTCCAAGATAATTACTATTTTCTAGTTCATTCCCATTTATAACTCTTCGTAAATGATATCCGTATGTGTCTTTAATAAATTTTTGCCCAAATTTTTGAATATTATCCTTATCAATCCCGTTTAGTAATAATAAAGGAGAGGAATAAGCCCCTTCTGTACCAATTTCTTTTTTAACAGTGCATAATATATGTACTTTTTGCTTATAATTAACTATTAAATTATAGCATATGCATTCTAGTAAAATATATGATAATTTATCAATAAATGATATTTCACCTAAATTAAAAATGATAGGTATTTTTAATTTAGGATACTGATTATGTAAAGAATTAACAAACTTTATAATTCTCCCTATTGTTTTTCCTGAAAAAATCTCTTCTTTATTGTCAAATACCGCACATTTCTCTTGTATCTTAATTTTCGTAATACTTTTATTATTTTTATTTAAGAGCAAATCTATATTATTCATTTTGACACTCCCCAATATGATTATGTATACTTCACCATTATTCTCTATATTCTACCATTATTTCTCATTTTATTCAACAACAATACCACCCAGGGGAGTGGATGGTTTTAGGGGATAAAACTTTGGGGGCCTGTTTGCTTTCGTTTTGTATGGAGTACGCACAGAAACAGGAAAAGATATATTCTCCAGGGGAATTGACAGGCTACGATCCTGCGATATACTCATATATTGAGTTGCTCTACCAACTGAGCTACAATTCCTCGCAACGTGTAAGACAGTTGCCAACAATAGTCATTTTATTTTTAAGTGGTGAGTACTATAGGACATTCCACTCTGCGTTATTACGGTATACGCTTACCCACCGTCATTCTTGAACCGGAACAAAGAATAATAGAAAATCGGTTTAATCAGCCACCAAGTTTTGACACTTGGCAACCGTACACCACAGGAGGTCAACTGATAGCAAACTCTATCTATCGACATTTTAAATTATAAACTATTTTAACCGAACATAACGAATTTTGTTATACAATTATCCTCTTAAATTATTGGAATATCACAATTCATACATTTTATTATAGCTAATTTTATTACTCTTAAAATTCTTTATTACATTTAAAATATATTCAGCTCTAGGTACTAAAATAGTCGCTGCAAAATAATAATATAACAATCCTACAAATATCATAAAGCTAACCAAATAGAAACTTTGATTCGAACTACCAAATATATTTAAAAAAAATGTAATAATAATAGGTATCCATGAAAAAAGTTTTATTCTTGACAATTCAGCCTTTAGTTCAGCCTCTAAGCACTGAAGAACCTCTGTCTCTTTAATTTTTTCTATTTCACAAATTTCCTTTATAGCTTTTAGTATTTCGTCGTATCGCATATTACTTTTCCTTTTTTTGTCGTACGCATCATATAATTTATAAACAAAAATATCATTTTGTTTCTTTTTTTTAATCTCATAAATAACAATGAAAAAGCCTACAAAACAAAATAAACCAAGTCCAATAAGTTGTCCTACTATTTCAGAAGTTCTATCAAAATCCAAAAATCCCGTAAAAACTAAAACTAACAAAATTATAGTATAAAAAGATATCCCTAAAAATAAATAAAACAAATACGCTAATAAATCTAACTTTTTCATATACTCCTCCATGAAGCACTATTTTTTTACATTATATTACAATATTTATTATTTATCAACATACCTGTTTAATTCCATCCTGCAACTATCAGCAGTACTTCTCCCACCCATCCTATGAGCCACCTGAACCCAATTTAGTCCATCCACAAAGCGATACCTCATAATTCTTCTAATCCTACTATTTTCGTTACTATTTATGTATTCCTCGGCTTTAGTCTGCAATTCAAGAAGATCATCATAACTAGCTTTGAGATTAGCTTTATACCTATTAATCTTGATAATTCTGTTGCTATAACTACCCAAGCTATTAATTCCAATCCCTGCAATATTAAAATTATGTTCTGTATAAGGAAACTCACTAGAGGATCCTTTGACAATATCTTTTTGTATTTCCTTGGATTGCTTTTCTAAATCAGCTATACGCTTTTCTAGATCCTTTATTTCCTCTTTCAGGTCAACATATTGTATCAGTATATCTTTAGTCACTTTATTCCCTCCTAACCCTTATCATTCTTAGCCACACAACTCCAAATTTCATTGTTCTAATAAATTTGTTGTATCACTATGTTTTCCTTTTAAATTTTTGATTTATCAGTATTTAATATCGCTTCTAAAATAATATCTATTGCATTTTCTAGTGAAATACTTTTAACTTCAGATATTTCCGTTGCTGCTTTAAATATTAAAGACGCCCCCATTAAAGCTGTATCAATTGCTTGTCCATTGTGAAATGAGATAGTCTTCCTTCTTTTATTTAAAATTACGATAGCAATTTTCAATTTATATTCCTCCTTTATAGAATTTTAAATGGTATAGTGTTATTATATTATTATGAAAATATTACCAAAGAAAGGTGATTTATTATGTCTGTGGACAAATTAAGTAAAGTTATTGAAACTGTTCCTGAAATTTATAATGATGTCGCACAACCTACCGCAAAGGAATTGGGTAAAACCTTATCATTGTTACCTCGAACTATTAATGCTGCTCTTACTCCAGTACGTAAGTGGGTTGCGCAGAGAGAATATAATCTTGCTGAAACTGAAAAGCTTCTTGCTATTAAATTAAATAATATTGGTCTAGAAAAAATTGTTTCACCAGAGCCTTATGTCGCTGTCCCTGCGTTACAAGCAATATCATATTCAATGGATAATGCAGAACTTCGTAATTTATACGCTAATTTACTTGCTAAATCTATGAATATTGATACCAAAGAAACGGTTCATCCTTCGTTTGTTGAAACTATTAAACAACTTTCACCAGAAGATGCTATACTCTTTAAATATCTATGTTCCATAAACGTTCGACCCCTTATAGATGTACATCTTAAACTTAATACAAAAGGTAATTATCTAACTTTAGCTAAAAACTTCAATTTATTCAATATACTTACGTATGCGCAGCAACAACTATCTATTGATAATTTGATACGTCAAAGATTAATCGATATTCCTCAGTACATATCTTATGGCAATACTGAATTGTATAATGAAACTGAAATACAAGCTAAGCAAATATATTTTGTTGAACCCTATATAGCTCGATACCCAGAATCTAAAATTGAATTTAATCATTCGCGCATAGACATCACGTCTTATGGAGACGCTTTTCATAATATATGTATTTTAGATAAATAAGTATTAATATCTGCTGAAATAGTGCAGATATTTCAATTTAAACCTTCCCACTAACTCTATCTTTAACTCATTTCAAGTTCTAACAAAGTACTTCTATATCGTTACTTACTACGCGGAACTCATTGAGTTACTTTTGCCTGCTTATCAATAATATTGCAAATCTGCTTATTATAATCGAGTATGCGATCAACATATTCATTGGTTTTACCTATTCGCATTTTAAAGAAGTTTTTGATTTCTTTGAGTAATTTAATTTCGTTAATCATTCTTCCACACTCCTCACACTTTCCAACATCTCCAATACAAGGCTTACACTATATTTATCATCTTTGTTAAAGTCTTTTTTGATGTCCTTAATCAGATTTTCAAGTTCTACTTGCTTTTCTACTGCTTTAATTGCAATGTCAAGTGCCTCAATATCCGCTGTCCATATCTCATCCGCATATACGCCCTTTGCGTGACATTCACTGTTTTGTCTTAGGCTTTTTAGTTGGCTTATTACTTCTTGGTTGTTCATCATATACCCCCCCTAGCTCTTATTAGTTTTCAAATACTCATTCATACAATGATTATCTATGTGTATTTCCGATTTTCGTCTAGTTTTAATCACTATGTGGTCGCCTGATACTTCTTTCCCACACAAAAGACAAAAGTAAATTTTTGTTTCTTTCTTTACTTCTAGAGCTTTCATTTCATCCCTCCTTCTTTACTCTTTTTACTCACTTTCAAGCTGTTCTATCACTAGCAACGTCATTTTCTTGCAGATTGGATCATCATATTTCTTATATAAGTCCTCTGCCTCTGCACATACTTTGTCCCAATTCTCAACTGTATTTGCCATACCGTGATATTTTGTATATAGATTATAGGTATCTTTAAATACATCTTTTACGATTAAGTTGATTGATTTAGTGTCCATTTTGTTAATTCCTTTCATTTGTAACACCTTATTTAATATGTTGTAACACCTTGTATATTGTTTGTAACCTCTAACGTGTTACGCTGAAAGCATTGATTTTACTAGCTTTTCAAGAGTTGTAACACCTGTAACACCTTTTTTTGCATATGCCCTTACGCGAGTAATAAAATATTCAAGTTTGTACGCTTTTTAATAACCAATATTAAGGTCCCTTATTTTTCGTGTTACAGGTGTTACAGGTGTTACGGTGTTACATAAATGGCAGTTTTTCTTGTTCTTCATCAGACACATTGGTAAAACCGTCTTTATCAATACTATCTATCTTTAACCATACACACCTTGCAACTGAGCCATTTAGTCTTTTAGTTTTTGTATTTTTACCCCCTGAGGAGCTTAATAAATCCTGTTTACCTGCCCATGACAAGAATGCTTTACTTGAAAAATTACCACGTTCACAAATTTTATTAAATGCGTTGTTTAAAATAATTGCATAACCATTTTCGATAGATCCCCAAATTTCACCTTTATATTCTCCGGTATAGTTATCTGGTTTGAATTTATTCATATTGATAGCAACTTCGGAAAGTATAAACTCATATGCTCTCTCATTCTCACTGACTTCTCCTTTATTTTTCAAGAGATCAACACACGCATCAAAATCTAAATATTCACCATCGCAAAAAATATAGTCTGTTGCAATTTTGTCAGTAGTTAAAATTATTGACATTGGCAGTGTTTGTTTTTCTTCTTTGTCAACACCTAGCTCTTTTGCTCTTTGATTTATCCTTTGTAAAAACCCTTGCTGTATGTTCTTAATCTCTTCAAGGCCTATTTCATCGATAATCTCAATAAACTTTTTACCACAAAATCCATAGTTTTGTTTTATTATTTCAACAACTTCATTACCATTAGGGAATATGTAACCTTCTGACATTTCAACATCAATAATTCTATTTATAGCTCCACCTTGCATAGTTTCTGTTACAAGGCTGTGTTCACCGTTTGTTAGGATTACATTGCGCCAGGTAGTGGATTTATTCAACCCAAGGTTAGCGTTAGCTCTATCCTTACCTTTTCCAGAACAAAGCATATAAACTAATTCTGAAAAATCACCGCCGAACTTATCCTTAAGTTGCGCCATATCGTCAATGAGCATTGGGAAGTTGTTTAAAAAATCTAACCTTAACTCTAATGCTGTAACAGTTGACTTGGGATCCGTAACATAATCACTCTCTCCTGGATATGCCCAAACGCTTGCTGCTAACATCATAGCAACAGTTTTTCCTTTTCCTGTATCACCCCATAGATTAATAATAAATGGCAAAGCGTTCAAAGGTTCAATCAGGGCACTTGCCAAAGCTCCTACAAGATAAATTTTTGCTTCAAACCTTTTTGTTTTACGAACCTTTTTAATTAAATTAATCCATATATTTATATCACCACATTCTTTAATACTCTCAAAAGTTGTCTTAAATCTTGTTTCATTATCAAAAATAATATCCGCACCGTAAGGCATAAATTGCTTATCTATCCACCCTAATTTTGACGTAGAAACCTGTATTTTTATTAGATTTATATTAAAATTTTCTATATCAGACAAATAACCAACTAATGCTTTTGCAGTCTCAGATGTAACTGAAATACCGTAGTCTGCCAATGAAACTATTTTATTTGCTGAAGCAATTACTCCTTTATCAACAATAACTTCTTTCCATTTGAATCCTTTCTTGTAGGCTAACTTTATTTTCTCTTTGCCTGTTTCGGCATTTACAAGCCTTGATATAGGTATAATAGGGTGATAACAAGCTAATCGTTCTCCAAACATTGTAAAGGTTCTTATTCCATTATCATCAGCTATCCAATTCCCACAAAAAAGAGGTTCATACTCTTCACCGAAAGAAGAATAATTATTAAATGTGTTATCAACCCTTTTGATTTCTTTCTTTTTTTCAGCTAAAAATTCTTTTTCCTTTTTTTTAAAAGCTTGTAATAGATTTTCAAATTTATTCTTAACGCTTAGAATCTTAGCCTTATCTGTTAAGTCCTGTATTAGTCTCTCTCGCTCTACCGGATCGACCTCATCAAATATTTCACACATCACATTGTTAGATAATATAGTCGCTGCTGTTAGCTTATCAATGTCCATTGCCTCACCTCTAATCATTTAAAATTTCGCATAAATACAACTGTTTCTGCAAATTGTTATAACAAACCGTCCATTCATCAGAAAGAGGTTCATACTTGCTTAACCATTTGCGATATACCGTTATTAGCAAACAATTTAATTCCTTTTTAGCTTGTTTCTTTTGTTTCTTGATTTCTAACTTATTTCTCTCGCGCCTGGCTTTATCAATGTTAATTTTTGCAAAAAAATTATTTTCGTGTATTCCACCAAGTTCTTTAAAGGCTTCATCAAATGTTAAGTTGTCCAATTTCTGAACAAGTGTAAATATATCGCCACTTGATCCACATCCAAAACAATAATAAGAATCCTTATAAATTTTCATTGAAGCTGTTTTTTCATTGTGAAAGGGGCACTCTATGTAACCCCTTTTATTCTTCTTAAATCCAAAACGGGCAATTACTTCATCCATAGTAACGGTTGCTTTAATTTCTTCCTTAGTCAAGCCCACCACTTCCTAGCAATTCAATTATTTTCTGTCCAGTATGTAACTTGTCACAAAATAGAAACTCGCATCCATACTTGCGCTCCATTGTAGCCATAATCTTTGACAAAGTTTCACCTGTCATAGCTTTATTTCCATCTTTCAGTCTTGGATTTTGCCACTTGGCCACATCCTCCACAGACTTAATTTGGTTACTGTGCTCAATCAATATTACTATCTTTATACCGTTCTCTTGCGCCCTCAATAGCTCGGCTCGGAACCTTTCGTGTTGCTGACACATATTACTGCAAATCTCAGTTAAATTCTGTTTACGGTCAATTATCAGCCTTGGATTGTCCAGGGACATATAGTCCCCAACGAACAATTTTGATATGTAATACTTGACCCCTTGTTTGCCGAACTCGGCTAATATATTTTTAATTGCTCTCGCTTTTTCCCTCGAGTCAATTTGTATTGTTAGACTGCTCATATCTTCCTCCTATTAGTTAAAGGGTAATTCGTCTTCCATTCCATCAGGAATGTTCATAAATCCATCCCCTTGAGCTGCGCTTGGCTCTGGGCGTCTTCCTGTTTGCGCCTGGCTGTTATCATTTGTTTTGCTCTCAACAAATTCAACGTTATCAATAACTATATCAGTGGTATAAACTTTAGTTCCATCTTCCTTTTCGTATGAACCAGTCTGAATTCTTCCAGTCAATCCAATTCGTTGTCCTTTTAAAAAATACTTCTCAACAAACTCTGCAGTTTTTCCAAATGCTATGCAAGGTATAAAATCTGCAGTAGCTTGTCCCTCTTTTTTAAATTGTCTATCCACAGCTATATTGATTCTTGCTATACTTAATCCATTGGTTGTATATCTAACATCAGGATCCTTTGTTAATCTTCCAACTAAACTTACGTTATTCATCTTTCTTCCTCCTAATTTTGAAATGGGAATAAATCTAAATTGATTTCTAGTCCTTTATCTGCAATCGTAACCAATACGCTTTCACCAACTACTGCTTGTACTTCTTCTTTGAATAGCTTTTCATTCGAATTTCCATCGCTTAAATGCAAAAGACATACATTGTATAGGCTTGATGTTTTGTTTGTTAAAATGAAGCTTTTACAAGTTTCTAATTCCATATGTGACAGTAATACTCTATCTCGCAGACCTTTATTTATTTCATCCTGGCTAACTCGGTTATCAATTATTTTTTGTGAATAGTTACACTCTATTAAAATGTGATTTAGCTTTTGATTTCTAAAATTGTATTTGACATACTCTGTATCTGTTGCAAATAACAAGGTTCCTATTTCTTGATGTTGTATTATAAACCCTAAACATTCAACGTCATGGACACATTCAAATGGTGTGACTGTAAACCCACCGATTTTATACCAATATCCTTTGCGTATTACATTATTACAGCAATTTTCTGTACTCCAAGTAGCCTTAGAAGTTTCATAGCTTGAATAAACATTTATCCCTGACACGATATATTCCCTTGAATATCCAAAGTGATCCTTGTGAGAATGCGAAGCCAAAACTCCAACTATCTTTGAAATGTTAAAATCCAATGCCTTTTTAACCTCCGAAAACTTAATCCCACATTCCAGGACCAAACACTCTGTTTCATTTTCTAGGAGGTAGCAGTTTCCACTTGAACTACTACCTAAACATTTTAAAATCATATGGCTACCTTGCCCAATCTGGAATATCATCAACTTGATTAGTATTAGTGGCTTTCTGCTTATTGTCATTATCTTGGGTTGGCTCCATATCTATTACTGTTTCAAAACTTTGACTATTAGCATTTGCCTTGATATCAGCAGCCATTTCTTCGTCTGCGGTAACATTTTCATTGTCAACATAATGAGGATTTCCACTTTCATCAATAACTGCCATATCCTTGGTAAAAGCATCTTCCATTTCAATACTCATAATTCCCCACTTACTAATAAGTTGCCTAATCATAGTCTTTTCTGCCATTTCATCAAATGACTTGTACCAGTAAGAAGAATACTTCCAAAGTTCTTTTTGAGGAATTTCACCATTAAGTAGTTTATAATAACTGTCTAAATTGAAAGCCTGTGAATATGTATTTGCGTGCTTTTCCATCTTAGCTTTTGACCAATATATTTGTTTCTTAAATCCGTTCAGAAGTTCAAAGAATGCCAAATATCCAATTACCGGAAGTGATTCTCTGATATCATCATCAACTATAAATTCGAATTTTGGTTTTGCAGTGAATTTATCTCTACCTAGATATTCTCCTTCGTGAATGTAGATACAATCTATATCTAAATACTGACCAGTTCTCATTGCTAATTGTTTATAACCCTTAGCCCCAAGTTGGAACTGTGCATCTACTGATACTACATTTCCGCTTTTGTCTTTTTTCTTGTATGGGACCATATAAAACTGTCCTAATTGTGGACTTGGGGAAAGATTAAGCGCCTCTCCTAGAAGAGCCGAGCTTAATATACTTGCGTGCGTACATTCTTGTAGTGCAGGGTTTGTTTGAACCGCTGATACTATGCTTGCTATAAATCTTTGACTATTCTTTTGCCCTACTACCTGCATAACATTTGCCTTTATCTTTTCACTTGATAAAAACGTTGCTATACCTGTTTTGGGTTGTTGTGTTGCTACTTGATTTTGAGCTGCCATTATTTACTTACCTCCACTTTCAATTCTCTATCACCACTTACATTAAGCGTTATCAACTGGCAATCCATATCCGGAATATTAAAACCATTAATACGCTCTGCATTATCAACAAACACAGGTACCTCAACTTCATAAATCTTTTGAAGAGTTGCGATTATATCGAGTTCTGCTAAAATTTTATGCCCTGAATTTAATCCATTGTTGTAAGATTGGCCTTTAATCAATGGCTCACATACTGGCTTGTATCCACCGTTTATCTGACGTTCAAACAATTTCCACTTAACTACTTTAAAATGACTGTTGATTTTCTCAGATAACATATTTACTTTTGTTTTATTGAACTCTTCTAATAGATAGATTTCCTTTTCTACAGTAGCAATTTTTTGCGACAAGTCCTTTTGCTCTGACTTTAATTCTTCTACCCTAATCTTAGCTGATTCAATAACTTGTTTGCCTGCTATAGTTTTATTGGTATTATCAATATCAGTTTGTATAGCTCGTTTTTGTTGGATTAATACATTCTTCTTATCATCATCAGAACCGTTCTGAAGCTCCTCTAGATATTTGCTTTGGTTGCTTAAATCAATGCGTAATTTATGATACTCTTCTATATCCATAAGCATTTCAGTACCAATTGTTGTAGGAATTGTCTCTAACTCTGTAGATAATTTATTCCTTTCACCATTAGCAATGACCTTATCTGCCTTGACTATTTCAAGTTCTTTTTCTAATGTGTCAATATCGGCTTTGTCTTTTTTGATGGAGTCAGCAACACTTTTACCTTTTATATTAATTTCAAGTAACCTTTCATCCTTTTTAGCTGCAAAATTTTTGATTAATTCCTCTTTCATTTCTCCTGGGAGCTCTTGGTGACAAGTAGGACAAAATGTTGTTGTATGGTCCAGTTCTTTTACTTTTTCTTCTTTGTAATCGCTACCTAACTTTTCTAGATATTGTTCATTGTTAGGAAGAGTAGATTTTTTAAGTTCCAAGTCGCTTTCAATCTTCTTTTGCTTGTTGAATAGTTCATTAAAAGTAATACCTGCGTAATCAATTTTAGTTTGGACAGCCTGCCTCTTATCATTGAGATTTTTCTTTTCAGCTCTCTCAATATCAGCCATCTTATCTTTGATTGAAGCTATTTCATCTTTAAGTTGGGTTAATAATTCGTGCCCTTTGGAGCCATCTGCAATTTGCTCTTCAATTTGAGCTAACTGACTTTTGAGTTCTTTTAAATGTTCTTCGTGTTCTGTATAATCTATATCAACTATGGTTTTTGAAACTTCGTCTATCCTTGCAGGTACCTCTTCTAATTTCTTCTTATATTCTTTCAATGCTTTTGCGCTACGGCTCATAAGTTCATCAACTGTAAACTGTGCTAATAAATCTGATAGTCCATCTAATAACTTTTTATCTGTAGCCAACACATCTACGTCCGTAATCTCTGATACCAATTCAAACAATGTTTCTCGCCTTTCAGCCGGCTTTTGTGCCATAAACGCACTTGTGTTTGACACAAACTTGAATACGTCCTCTGATATCAAATTATCTATATAAGCCCTAAACTCTTTCTCTGATTTAGGAATCGTATTAACTTCATAAGAACTCTCATTACCCTCAAAAGTTTTTTCTTCTGATCCGCGTTTCTTAACCCATTTTTGTTTTTGAGTTTTATTAATACTCAATTCTTTACCGTCTACTTCAACTATTAGGTCAACTTGAATATCTATAAAATCAATGTCTGCTCCGGTAGAATCTTTTGGTCTAATATCAAAGTTAGTTGAACCGTTGCTATCTTTGTTAAATAGTACCCAGAAGAATGCATCTGCTATTGTAGTTTTTCCTGAACCATTTTGGCCATAAATACTTGTCCTATTTTTAAAGTTAATTTTAGAGTTCTTACAACCCTTAAAATTCTGTATGTGTAATTCTTTAAGTTTTAATTTCATAGTTCTCTTACCCCCTCAACGTAACTTGCTATGCAACTTGTACATATATGAACATCATTTACAACCACTAACTTATCCTCATTTGTAGAGCCGCAACACGTACACTGTAATTTACATTGCGCTATACAAATCACTCCATCTTTTAAGTAAATATCCATTGAATCATAATTTTTAATTCTTAAACTTTTCCTAATTTCTTTAGGAATTACTATTCTTCCTAGTTCATCTATATTGCGTACTATCCCTTTAATCATCCTTTTATCCCTCCTGTTATTAATCCTTGCAAATAACTAGTTGCTTCTATAACTCCTTGTTGATCCACTCCCAAATATGTATAAAACCAAATATGTGTATCAAATTTACCATTTTCTTTAATCCTGTAAATTTGTACCCAGGCAATATTGGGCTTGTACTCAAAATGCACGTCTATTCCTAGTTTCTTCGCCTGCATACACATAGTAAGCAGCGTAATAATTCTTTCTTCCACTTGTTTTATCCCTCCTGCAGTGCTATAATTCAGTTGTATATTTTTGTGTGGGCTCTTTTGGAATTGCCGTTCCTTGGAGCTCGTTTTTGATTGGTGCCCATTAGCTTATTCCTTTCATTACATCTTTCGCAATAGATAAATGACTATCCATTGCTATATTTACCCTTCTTTTGCCACCACCTATAAAGTAAATAATGACTGTTTCATCATCTTCTAGCTCTAAAGATAAAACGTCTGCATCTGCTAGTATAAGTGTTGTTTCTAGGCTCTTAATAAAATCTTGTTTTGTTACTTTCATCTTTCAATCCTCCTATACAACTGCTATAATTTGTCCATCATTTAAGATAATATCTTTGCCTAGATTATGTAGTGTGATCATATCTTCAACGGTCATATTTTGAAGATATTCGTTGTTCTCTGTTCTGAGTTGATTACTGTTTGCCACATTTTCACCTTCTTCCTATAAATCAGTAATTTTATTTGGATCCGTTAAATCTTTGCCCTCATATTTTTCTAAAAAATTAAGCAAAGTACTTTTTCTTACTTTAAAACTTCCTAGTTTTAATACAGGAAGCAACCCTGCTCTTATCAGTTCATAGACATACGAGGTATTTGTTTTAATCAATTTCGCTACTTCCGAAACTGTATAAAGTATATCTTCCATACAATCGCCACCTTTGCCTATTCTTCGCTCTCATATGTAATATTTTCATATGCAAACTCAACCATTCTTGATACTATGTTTCTTAAACTCTCACCTGTTTCATCTGCTACTTCTAAAACTTTATTGTAACTTTCTGCATTGATTTTAATTACTACTTGTCCTGTTGCTTCAATCGGTAGACGTTTCTTTCGTTTGAATACTAGTTGTTTCATTGATTAACACTCCTTTCCCTGTCAATAAATACTCGATAGTTACCCCCAGATAGTTAGCAATTTTCTGTAGCTTGTCAACTTTTGGAACGCTCCTGCCTGTCTTCCAATCGCTTAAAGTTACTTGTGATATACCAGTGTCCTTTGCCACCCTGTAAACTGTTATGCTGCGTTCTTGTAATATTTGTCGAAATCTGTCGTACAAAAAAATTCACTCCTTTCTCTAAAATACTTGTATATACTTCGGATTTGTGATATACTTTTGATGTCGGTCAAAGTAATTAATAAATATGAAGTTATCAAAAAATGAATTACATTTTGTAATTACTTCTTTTTTATGAAGTATAGTCATACTATACCATCATCATTTGAAGTAGTCAATATGTTTTAGTTCATTTTTATGAAGTATGCCAAATTTTGTGAAAGGTGAACAAATTATGTATGAAATTTTTGAGCAATTATTACTAAAACACAATGTGACTACTTATAAGGTAGCGAAAGAAACAGGTATCGGACAGTCTACTTTCACTGCCTGGAAGACAGGTGTAAGTACCCCAAAGCAAGATAAATTGCAATTAATTGCTGATTATTTTGGTGTGTCTATTGACTATTTAATAACTGGAAGAGAAGATATTACTGAAATACCAAAATCATTATTAACATTAAGAGATGAAAAAGACATAGCAAAAGACTTAAATAGCATAATGAAAAAACTCAATAGCGATGAAGACGGACCAATAAACTTTAACGGAGTTGACATGTCAGAAGAAACAACTGAACTGTTTAGAGATGAATTAGAATTAATGTTAAAACGTTTAAAAGCATACAATAAGGCGTTATACAATCCTAACAAGAATAAGAAGTAGGTGAGGTTTTTGGGGGGCGATATTAAGAATATAGTTTCGTACTATACAAGAAAGTATAAGACAAATGATCCATTTCTATTAGCTGATTATTTAAAAATTATAGTTCAAAAAGGTGACCTTGGTAAATTTTCAGGATGCTATATGTATTTAAAAAAACACAAATGTATTTTTCTAAATAGCAACTTAGATTACGTTAATTCAAAGATGGTTATGGCCCATGAGATAGGTCATGCTATATTGCATACTAGAACAAATTGTTGTTTTATGGCATCTAAAACGTTTTTACTTACTTCAAAAATTGAGATTCAAGCTAATAAATTTGCTGCAGAGTTATTAATAGACGATGAATTAATTAATCAATTTAGAGGTTTTACTTTAGAACAACTTTCTTATAAGACAGGATATGATATTGAATTATTAAAATTGAAGTGTAATAATTAATACTATTTGATGGGTGATATTATGAGTTTTGTTTTAGGATATAAATACCGAACTAATTACTGATATAAAACAATACAATCAAATAAATTAAAAAACCGCCTCTACTGGTATAGAGACGGTTTACGATACGCATCGGCTAGAGCCAATACAATATCGCCTTAGACAAGCATATTATATCATTTAAGCTCTAGTTTGTAAACTAGGGTATTTTTATACCCATTTATAAGAAAGGGTGGTTAAAATGGCAGAAATCAATGTCAGAAAAAGAGGTTCAAAATGGGAATACCGATTTGAGGGTGCCAAGATTAATGGAAATAGAAATCAAATAACCAAAGGTGGTTTTATAACTAAAAAAGTATGCCTTGAAGCAGGAGCTAAAGCACTTGCCGAATATAACAACGCTGGATTACGCTTTACTCCATCTGAAATATCCTTTTCAGATTACTTGGATTATTGGATGAAAGAATATTGTGAAATAAATTTAAAGAAAACAACATGCGAAGGTTATGAAAAAAAAATACGTATACACATAAAGCCCGCTCTTGGAATATATAAGTTAAAAGCTCTTACGCCTGCCGTTCTTCAATTATTTACAAACAGTAAGTTTAATGACGGCTATAGCAGAAATACACTCGCATCTATTAAGGGTATTTTATCGGGTTGTTTAGGATACGCCATTGAGCCACTTGGATTTATACAAAGCAATCCTATGTTGGCAGTAAAACTTCCTTCACCGCGCGCCGTAGCAAATACACCAACAAGAAAAAAAGAAAAGCAAATAGTTAATAAAGAAACGATGGAAGCAATATTAACAAGGTTTCCTGAAGGTCATAGCTGTCATATTCCTTTACAACTAGCTTACAGATGTGGTTTACGCCTTGGTGAAGTGTTCGCTTTGACCTGGAATGATATAGACTTTGCCAATTCTACATTAGATATAAATAAACAAGTTCAGGAGCAAGACAAATATTGGACTTTTACAAATCCAAAATATGATTCGTTTAGAGTAATAAAAATTGATTCGTTTTTGATGTCTCTTTTGCAAAGAGAAAAAGCAAGGCAGGAGAAAGCAAAAGAATATTACGCTGACCATTATTCACAGCTATACGTTAATGAAAAAAAACAACTCGGTTCAAAAGGTACTCCAATATGGATGGTGAACATTAGAGAAGACGGAACATATATTCAGCCCCGAGTTACACAGCATCTTGGAAGGGTTGTTCATTATCAGTTAGGAAATAAAGAATTTGATTATCATTCTTTACGACATACACACACAACTATGTTACTTGAAGCAGGGGCAAATATAAAAGATGTTCAACACCGACTAGGTCATAAAAACATTGAAACTACATTGCAAACCTATGCACACGTAACTGAAAAAATGCAGATTCATACGATTAATATCTTGGAAGATATATTAAAATAAAAATGTCCACGTTGTCCACGTATAAAAAAAACGTGGACAAATCGTGGACAAATTATTATATATATCTTTTTTAAAATTATTTCAAATTATACAAATCCTTGTTTTTACTTATTCATTCCTTCTTCAATTGCTACAGCTACTGCAACTGTTGCGCCAACCATTGGGTTGTTACCCATTCTCCTTGTACAACATCTTGTATAACTTATAAAGATTTAAGATTCTTTACAACAACTGAAAATTAAGCATTTTCCAAATTGTATACTACTTTTTGCAATTTATAATCACCTACTATCTCACAATAAAACTTATTCAGTGTGGACAAGCTGTGGACATTGTCCACGTAATAATATCAAATTATATATGTACCTTTCTCAAAATATCATAATGTTACTTTTCTAGTACCAATGTACTATTTATAAATCAATGTTTCTTCTATATAATATGTACAAGGAAGGTGATATTATAGATAAGATAGGAATACTGAGATATATAAACAGATACAAGCAGTATTACACTGGTAAGGACAAACGTGTTTTGAATTCAAGTTTTACAGATATATTAAGATTTGGTAAAAAAGATTTAAAAGAAATGATCGGTGAAATAATAGCTAATAATAATTACCCCTAACCATAAGGCTAGGGGCATTGTTTTAATTTAGTAATCCAAGTCTATCTAGTACACAAGCAAACTCTTGTCGTGTAAGTTGTTCCCCTGGTCTAGTTCCGTCTAATATTTTTTTAACTGCAGCTTTATTCCAGGATATTTTTGCCCACTCTGCAGGTTGATCTATTACTACTTCTTTTCCTATTTCTTTCACTTCTATCACCTCTTTCGGTAAGTTTTTAAATAGCAGATCTTTGCTACTTTTAATTTTAGTAAAGTACGGATCAACAAAAAAAGCATCTTCTGGTTTTAAAGGTCCTACGGTTGTAGTCAAAACGTATGTACCCTTACTGTTTTGTTGCCATCCATTACCCTTTATTTGCCCTTGTCCAACGCTCATATGGAAATGGTAGCCTGTTGCCTTGCCTGTCAAATAGCCGTCTCTGCCCTCTCTGAACATCAATTCACTGCGTTTAAATGTTCGGCCAACTTTTACCTTTAATAAATCATCATCATCTGGATGCAACACCATTATTACTACATAATCTTCTTCCCCATTTGCCAGGATAACTTTTGATGTTGATTGTAGCCATATCGTGTTGATATAGGCACTTCCTAGACCGCTAATACGCTTTACAACCATCTCATCGCAAGGACAATGCATCCAACTTCTATATGCATCCTCTCCGGCTTCATCAATCGGAAAGTCACAAGGAACCCCTGAAACGTGTGGAGCGTGACTGTATTCGCCTGTCCAACTTTGACTTATGTTCATAAACTTGACAGGGTATGTTAAATAATTCTTCAAATCTATTCCTCCTTCTTCGAATCTGACTTGCTAAAATAAAAAGCAATAATTGTTCCTGCAATCGTGAGATATGCTGCATCAATTTCTTTGCCTTTTACAGCCAATACAGATACAGCAATGATAACTGTTAAGGTAATTATCGTTTTTACCTTCAATAAATTAGCTACAT